TCATCGCCATTGCTCCCCAAATACAAAACCAATTTCAGCCAGTGCCTCGTCCATTTTTTCGATGAACTCCGGCACCATCTCGTCAAAACTCGCCATGTACTTTTCATTCCGCTCAATCACGACATAATGCAGGCCTTCACGCTTCATGCGCGGGTCATAGTTGGCAAAGTACCAGGCATCTTTTCGCGTCACCCACATGCTGTACTGCACCTGGGCCATGTAAGCCGATTTTATTGCCTCGAAACCACCGAGCCGGAATTTCATGAAATCCCGGGAGGTAAACGGGCATTTCAGTTCAAGGCCGTTGCCGTCACTGCATAAACCATCGGGAGAGCAGGCAGTGCGCATATTTTCGTCGCGATAGATGATCGGGGATTCAGTAACATTCACGCCGGAAGTGAATTCAAACAGGGTTCTGGCGTCGTTCTCGTACTGTTTTCCCCAGGCCAGCGCCTTAGCATTAACTTCCGGAGCCACACCGGTGCAAACCTCAGCCAGCAGGGTGTGGAAGTAGGACATTTTCATGTCAGGCCACTTCTTTCCTGAGCGGGGCTTTGCTATCACGTTGTGAACTTCTGAAGCGGTGATGACGCCGAGCCGTAATTTGTGCCATGCATCATCCCCCTGTTCGACAGCTCTCACGTCGATCCCGGTACGCTGCAGGATAATGTCCGGTATCATGCTGCCACCTTCTGCTCAGTGGCTTTCTGTTTCAGGAATCCAAGAGCTTTCACTGCTTCGGCCTGTGTCAGTTCTGACGATGCGCGAATGTCGCGGCGAAATATCTGGGAACAGAGCGGCAATAAGTCGTCATCCCATGTTTTATCCAGGGCGATCAGCAGAGTGTTAATCTCCTGCATGGTTTCATCGTTAACCGGAGTGATGTCGCGTTCTGGCTGACGTTCTGCAGTGTATGCAGTATTTTCGACAATGCGCTCGGCTTCATCCTTGTCATAGATACCAGCAAATCCGAAGGCCAGACGGGCACACTGAATCATGGCTTTATGCCGTAACATCCGTTTGGGATGCGACTGCCACGGCCCCGTGATTTCTCTGCCTTCGCGAGTTTTGAATGGTTCGCGGCGGCATTCATCCATCCATTCGGTAACGCAGATCGGATGATTACGGTCCTTGCGGTAAATCCGGCATGTACAGGATTCATTGTCCTGCTCAAAGTCCATGCCATCAAACTGCTGGTTTTCATTGATGATGCGGGACCAGCCATCAACGCCCACCACCGGAACGATGCCGTTCTGCTTATCAGGGAAGGCGTAAATTTCTTTCGTCCACGGATTAAGGCCGTACTGGTTGGCGACGATCAACAATGCGATGAACTGCGCATCGCTGGCATCACCTTTAAATGCCGTCTGGCGAAGAGTGGTGATCAGTTCCTGTGGGTCGACAGAATCCATGCCGACACGTTCAGCCAGCTTCCCTGCCAGCGTTGCGAGTGCTGTACTCATCCGTTTTATACCTCTGAATCAATATCAACTTGGTGGTGAGCAATGGTTTCAACCATGTACCGGATGTGTTCTGCCATGCGCTCCTGAAACTCAACATCGTCATCAAACGCACGGGTAATGGCTTTTTTGCTGGCCCCGTGGCGTTGCAAATGATCGATGCATAGCGATTCAAACAGGTGCTGGGGCAGGCCTTTTTCCATGTCGTCTGCCAGTTCTGCCTCTTTCTCTTCACGGGCGATCTGCTGGTAGTGACGCGCCCAGCTCTGAGCCTCAAGACGATCCTGAATGTAATAAGCGTTCATGGCTGAACTCCTGAAAATGGCTGTGAAAATAGCGCCCGCGAAATGCCAGGCTGATTAGGAAAACAGGAAAGGGGGTTAGTGAATGCTTTTGCTTGATCTCAGTTTCAGCATTAATATACATTTTTTATAAGCGTCGACGGCTTCACGAAACATCTTTTCATCGCCAATAAAAGTGGCGATAGTGAATTTAGTCTGGATAGCCATAAGTGTTTGATCCATTTTTTGGGACTCCTGGCTGATTAAGTATGTCGATAAGGCGTTTCCATCCGTCACGTAATTTACGGGTGATTCGTTCAAGTAAAGATTCGGAAGGGCAGCCAGCAACAGGCCACCCTGCAATGGCATATTGCATGGTGTGCTCCTTATTTATACATAACGAAAAACGCCTCGAGTGAAGCGTTATTGGTATGCGGTAACGCCGCGCTCAGGCGGCTTTGATAGTCATATCATCTGAATCAAATATTCCTGATGTATCGATATCGGTAATTCTTATTCCTTCGCTACCATCCATTGTAGGCCATCCTTCCTGACCATTTCCATCATTCCAGTCGAACTCACACACAACACCATATGCATTTAAGTCGCTTGAAATTGCTATAAGCAGAGCATGTTGCGCCAGCATGATTAATACAGCATTTAATACAGAGCCGTGTTTATTGAGTCGGTATTCAGAGTCTGACCAGAAATTATTAATCTTGTGAAGTTTTTCCTCTGTCATTAAGTCATGGTCGATTTCAATTTCTATTGATGCTTTCCAGTCGTAATCAATGATGTATTTTTTGATGTTTGACATCTGTTCATATCCTCACAGAAAAAAATCGCCCTCACATTAGAGGTCAAAGAAGATTTCCAATAATCAGAACAAGTCGGCTCCTGTTTAGTTACGAGCGACATTGCTCCGTGTATTCACTCGTTGGAATGAATACACAGTGCAGTGTTTATTCTTTTGTTTGCGTGAAAATGAAACCCGCCTGAGCGGGTTATGACCACTTTTTGTTTGGATTTCGTTGGTGAGCGTGGTTTACAGGATTATTTGATATACCCCATAACTCTGACTCGCTTATCTCTACACGAGAGAAAGACCTGCTTTCTGGTAATGACTCCAACTTATTGATAGTGTTTTATGTTCAGATAATGCCCGATGACTTTGTCATGCAGCTCCACCGATTTTGAGAACGACAGCGACTTCCGTCCCAGCCGTGCCAGGTGCTGCCTCAGATTCAGGTTATGCCGCTCAATTCGCTGCGTATATCGCTTGCTGATTACGTGCAGCTTTCCCTTCAGGCGGGATTCATACAGCGGCCAGCCATCCGTCATCCATATCACCACGTCAAAGGGTGACAGCAGGCTCATAAGACGCCCCAGCGTCGCCATAGTGCGCTCACCGAATACGTGCGCAACAACCGTCTTCCGGAGACTGTCATACGCGTAAAACAGCCAGCGCTGGCGCGATTTAGCCCCGACATAGCCCCACTGTTCGTCCATTTCCGCGCAGACGATGACGTCACTGCCCGGCTGTATGCGCGAGGTTACCGACTGCGGCCTGAGTTTTTTAAGTGACGTAAAATCGTGTTGAGGCCAACGCCCATAATGCGGGCAGTTGCCCGGCATCCAACGCCATTCATGGCCATATCAATGATTTTCTGGTGCGTACCGGGTTGAGAAGCGGTGTAAGTGAACTGCAGTTGCCATGTTTTACGGCAGTGAGAGCAGAGATAGCGCTGATGTCCGGCGGTGCTTTTGCCGTTACGCACCACCCCGTCAGTAGCTGAACAGGAGGGACAGCTGATAGAAACAGAAGCCACTGGAGCACCTCAAAAACACCATCATACACTAAATCAGTAAGTTGGCAGCATCACCCAGGAGCCTTATCTACAGACCTGTCGATAAGATCTCCAACTACGTTTACAAAGTCAAAGACAGAGTTTAATAAGAACAATTGTCTTTCAGTCGGGCGAATTTCAATTATGTAGCCTGGATGAAGACGATATTGCATCTGCTTACGAAGTATACTGAACGCTTGGGTCCGGGCATCTGAAAGCAACTTCCTGTCGCCATCGCCGTGAGCATTGTTTCTAATAAAACTGATATAATTTGCTAATTTTTCAGCCTCTTTTTTGTGTTTTTTTCGCTCTGATGCTGAGTCTATTGGTTTTGGTATGGACTTGTAATCAATTTTCTTCATTACGTACCTCATGCCAATGGAATGGATTTCCCTTTAACCTTTTGTCTTCCTTGACAAGTTATACCGAACTCACTTGGCTTGCTATACCAAACTCGATGATTCTTGCGCTCAATACGTTGCAGGTTGCTTTCAATCTGTTCGTGGTATTCAGCCAGCACCGTAAGGTCTATCGGATTCAGTGCGCTTTCTACTCGTGATTTCGGTTTGCGATTCAGCGAGAGAATAGGGCGGTTACAGCAAATTCTTCCAGACCCAACCAAACCAATCGTAGTAACCATTCAGGAACGCAACCGCAGCTTAGACCAGAATCGAAAGCTTTGGGCTTGCCTTGGTGACGTCTCTCGTCAGGTTGAATGGCATGGTCGCTGGCTGGATGCAGAAAGCTGGAAGTGTGTGTTTACCGCAGCATTAAAGCAGCAGGATGTTGTTCCTAACCTTGCCGGGAATGGCTTTGTGGTAATAGGCCAGTCAACCAGCAGGATGCGTGTAAACGAATTTGCGGAGCTATTAGAGCTTATACAGGCATTCGGTACAGAGCGTGGCGTTAAGTGGTCAGACGAAGCGAGACTGGCTCTGGAGTGGAAAGCGAGATGGGGAGATCGAGCTGCATGACTATCAAATCAAATACGCCAGCACACGACAAGGACTGCTGGCAAACGCCGCTTTGGCTTTTTGATGCACTGGATATTGAGTTTGGATTCTGGCTGGATTCGGCAGCGAGCGACAAAAATGCTCTGTGTGCTCACTGGCTAACTGAGGCCGACGACGCGCTCAATTCTGAGTGGGTAAGCCACGGTGCAATCTGGAATAACCCACCGTACAGCAATATCAGGCCGTGGGTGGAAAAAGCCGCTGAGCAGTGCATACAACAGCGACAGACGGTAGTTATGCTTGTGCCAGAGGATATGTCAGTCGGATGGTTCAGCAAGGCTCTGGAGAGTGTCGACGAAGTTCGCATTATCACTGATGGACGGATTAATTTTATCGAACCATCGACAGGGCTGGAGAAGAAGGGAAACAGCAAAGGCTCCATGCTGCTGATTTGGCGACCGTTCATCAGTCCTCGACGGATGTTTACTACCGTATCCAAAGCGGCATTGATGGCGTTCGGGCAGGGCGTCAGGAGGGCGGCATGAGGCGACAGCGACGAAGTTTCACCGACATCATCTGCGAAAACTGCAAATACCTTCCAACGAAACGCTCCAGAAATAAACGCAAGCCAATCCCAAAAGAATCTGACGTAAAAACCTTCAATTACACAGCTCACCTGTGGGATATCCGGTGGCTAAGATATCGTGCGAGGAAATGACAATGGATTATTCACAGTTAAGTGATTTTGAAATTAACAGAATGGTAGGAGACATAATTTTTAAAGGCCTTTGGGCAAGTAAACCGGAAACATCAGGGAATAACACCAACAAATGGTATTACGGAAATGCTGATACAACTTTTGAGCCATTAAATCATTTGCCTGACTACTGCAATGATCCGAGCGCTTCATGGCCGATTATTGAGAAATACAGGATTTCTATCTTAGACCAGTTAACTGAATGGTGTGTGGATGCAAAAGGCGTAAGCCCAATATTTGATACCAGACCTCTCCGCGCCGCCATGATTGTCTTTCTCCTGATGCAGGAGGCCAATAATGCTTAGCCCATCTCAATCCCTTCAATACCTGAAAGGAAGCATAGAGCGGGCTTCAATGTGCACAGAGTGGATTCTATCTAGGTTTAGCGCATACAGAAGATTGCCGGTAAAGGGCATGCCAAGCAAGTCGATGCTGCATATGCAAAAGAATGCGCGCTGGAAGGTATGGCGAGAACGCAGGTTATCTGGCTGAAAGAGGGGGTAATTAAGGCGTGAATACTTACCACATCACACTACCCTGGCCGCCGAGCAATAACCGCTACTACCGCCATAATCGAGGGCGCACGCACGTCAGCGCAGAGGGGCAGGCATACCGCGATAACGTCGCCCGAATCATTAAAAACGCAATGCTGGATATCGGCCTGGCTATGCCTGTGAAAATCCGCATTGAGTGCCACATGCCGGATCGCCGTCGCCGTGACCTGGATAATCTGCAAAAAGCCGCTTTTGACGCACTCACTAAAGCAGGTTTCTGGCTGGATGATGCTCAGGTCGTTGATTACCGCGTTGTGAAGATGCCTGTTACCAAAGGTGGGAGGCTGGAACTGACCATCACCGAAATGGGGAATGAATGATGTTTGAGTTTAATATGGCAGAACTTCTTCGCCACCGCTGGGGGCGTCTGCGCTTATATCGTTCCCCCGGTTCTGTTTTGACCGATTACCGAATACTGAAGAATTACGCCAAAACCCTGACAGGAGCAGGAGTATGAAGTCAGAGATAACAATCAACTAATACTGTTTTGTTGATTTTTGCTTGTAATTGGCGTTCTGGCCTGATTTTTGTGGAGTAAGTTGATGCGTGATATTCAGATGGTTCTTGAGCGTTGGGGAGCGTGGGCGGCTAATAATCATGAAGATGTGACCTGGTCGTCCATTGCCGCCGGTTTTAAGGGATTAATTACTTCAAAAGTAAAATCTCGCCCGCAATGTTGTGACGATGACGCGATGATTATTTGCGGGTGCATGGCCCGTCTGAAAAAGAACAACAGCGATTTGCACGATTTATTAGTAGATTATTATGTAGTCGGTATGACATTCATGTCACTGGCAGGTAAGCATTGCTGCTCTGATGGTTATATCGGGAAAAGGTTACAGAAGGCTGAGGGCATAATTGAAGGGATGTTAATGGCATTAGATATCCGGTTAGAGATGGATATCGTTGTTAATAACTCTAATTAATATGCCAGTTGTTTACTAAAAATTATTAAAAATGGGGCGTTGCAACGCCCCCAAAAATAAAGGGTAATATATAACAGAAGGTTTATATAGTTAGAAGCAAGGTTGTGCTCCTAAAGGAAGTGGCTTGAGGGAGCCACTTATATGTTGGGGAGGCAAAGCCTCCCGCAACATATCTTTTTCGTAATCAGATTAGAACTGGTAAACCAGACCTACAGCAACGATGTCATCAGTGCTTACACCGAGTGCTTTAGTGAAGTCATTTTTGTCAAGCAGGTTGATTTTGTAATCAACGAAAGTAGACATATTTTTGTTGAAGTAATAGGTTGCACCTACATCAACATATTTGACTAAGTCCTGATCGCCCCATACTCCAAGATCCTTACCTTTAGATTGCAGGTAAGCAACGGACGGACGCAGACCGAAATCGAACTGATATTGTGCAACAGCTTCGAAGTTTTGAGCTTTATTAGCAACGAAGTGATCAGCAAATACAGTCATATTCTGGGTTTCAGAATAGGTAGTGGCCAGGTAAATGTTGTTAGCGTCATATTTCAGACCTGCGGCCCAAACTTCTGCATTTTTACCGGAAGCAAATACTTCAGGAAGAACTTTCCCTGCATTAACTTGAGTGTCGGTACGATCAGATTTCGCATAAGTTGCACCGATACCGAATCCTTCGTATTCATAGGTAGCAGAGAAACCGAAGCCATCACCGTTACCTTCGGTGTAGTTATCGAAATCGCTACGATCGTTTTTGCCTTGGTACTGAGCAGCAAAGTTCAGACCATCAACCAGACCAAAGAAGTCGTTGTTACGATAGGTTGCAACACCAGTGGTGCGACCAGTCATGAACACATCTGTTTGGGTCCAGGTATCGCCACCGAATTCTGGCAGAACGTCAGTCCACGCACCGATGTCGTATGCTACACCGTAGTTACGGCCGTAATCGATGGAGCCGTAGTCACCGAATTTCAGGCCAGCGAAGGCAAGACGGGTTTTATCTTTGGAGGAACCTTGAGATTCAGCGCGGTTGCCTTTGAATTCATATTCCCACTGACCGAAACCAGTCAGTTGATCGTTGATTTGGGTTTCACCTTTGAAGCCAAGACGGGCATAAGTAGTATCACCATCATCTGCATCATTAGAGGAGAAGTAGTGCTTAGCATTAACTTTCCCGTACAGATCCAGCTTGTTACTGTCTTTATTATAAATTTCAGCTGCCTGAGCAGACATCGCCATCAGTACTGATGCAGCTACAGCAGAAATTGCCACTGTTAATTTTTTCATCGTGAGCCCTTTTTTTTGAACTATTATTAAAAAATGATGTCACTGCGCGATAAATATTCATCTAATCAATATGATTATTTCAAGATGTAAGTTTTGGTTTCTCGTTTGATTTGTGAAGTAGATCTCTATTTTTATCTGAACTTTTTTCTATCGAATCCTATTCATGGCTCTTGGCTGAATAAAAATAAATCTATTAGCCAATTTATATTAACGGTTGTTATTTATAAGTGCTCTATGATTTGAAGGTTCAATTTAAATCGGCTAAAAATAACACTGGGAATTATTTGTTGGTTATTTGTTGAGATTTGCTTATGTATTTGTAGTGGTGTTTTCAATACTCGGTAGCATTCTCGCAAATATCATTTAGTGGTTTACGTACGTAAAAAATTGGTTATGCTGTTAAGAGTGGTTACTTCGTCACACAGCTTAAACCCGCCGTCGAGTGGGTTTTTCCATTTTTTGAGTCTCGATATTAGCTGATAACCCAATACCTGAGTTATTCACTGACTCCGAGTCTGTTACGTTTCGTAGTATTCCCTCAATTTACACCCGCTTTGTCTGCGAGGTGGGGTTATGAAATCCATGGATAAGTTAACAACGGGTGTCGCCTATGGCACCTCAGCAGGTAGTGCCGGGTATCTGCATCATCGTCTGCCTGTCATGGGCTGTTAATCATTACCGTGATAACGCAATCGCCTACAAAGAGCAGCGCGATAACAAGGCCAGTGAACTGGAGAAGGCGAACGCCACCATCGCTGACATGCGGAAGCGTCAACGTGATGTAGCAGAACTCGACGCAAGATACACAAAGGAGCTTGCTGATGCTAACGCGACTATCGAAAGTCTCCGTGCTGATGTTTCTGCTGGGCGTAAGCGCCTGCAAGTCGCCGCCACCTGTGCAAAGTCAACGACCGGAGCCAGCGGCATGGGCGATGGAGAAAGCCCAGGACTTACAGCAGATGCTGAACTCAATTATTACCGTCTCCGAAGTGGAATCGACAAGATAACCGCGCAGGTTAACTACCTGCAGGAATACATCAGGACGCAATGCCTGAAATAATTTTTTTGCAAATCACAAAGTCCATTTAATGAGCCTCGCGATGCGGGGCTTTTTTTACATCTGAATTTCACAGCGCATCTCACGCGCATATTACATCACCCGAGCCTTTCAGAAAGTTGAGCCTGAGAACTGCCGTATATGGTGGCGACCATCTCGGGGCGGCTTTTCTGTGAGACAGGCTCACTTTCTAAAAGGTAAAGACGCTATGAACCAATTAGAAGAAAAGCTTCAAAGAATGATTTCCTTATACAAGGAAGATAACTGCCAAAAAGTTCCTGAAAACATCGCAGAGTTAATGGAATTGGCAAGTGAATTTTCTGGCATGCTTAAGTCGTCAGGTGTTCGGTCAGCGTTCTTTGTTGAAATGCTGATGCACGGCGGACTTATGGCAACAATGAGACGTGTAATGGAAGACCAGAGAAAAGAACCTCCTCAGGTATACGTTTTGTCATCGAAGAAAACTGGGCTAACCAAAATTGGGTATTCATCCAACATTCCACAACGCATCAAATCGCTTGGCAACTCTGGACCAGACTGCTTGAAGCTTGAGTGCCTGATCCCTGGTGGAAGAGAAACTGAAAACATGCTTCATCGCAAATTTGCCGCAAAGAGAAAGCACGGTGAATGGTTCGCCCTGTCCAAGGATGACATTGAGGGATTGAAATCTGTAGCGATTACTTCTGATGGCTATTAATGCTTGTTTAGAGCAATTTTCATAACAACTCTTCATTACAAAGCCCATCTACTGGTGGGCTTGATAATGAAACCGTGATTTACATCCCCACAATCCGGGTATGTAAAAGATAGTTCAGGCGAGAACGGATTTAACTAAATCTGTGCGCCACCAGTTAACGGCAGTACCACGAAACAACCCAAGCCAGTAAGTGGGGAAATAACACCGGCAGCCACTGAAAGATGAACCTCCTGCCTTATGGCAAAAAAGATTCTTTGTGGTGGCGGACTGATGGAAAGACATCCTAATTTCAGCCAAACATTGAAGGAGTTGTTATGTCAGCAGAAGGTTTCAATAACCCATCAAAATTCCGGGATGAGTGGGATAGCAGCGTAAAGAGTAAGTGATGCCATCACAAAAGCCATTCCCTACAGAGTGGCTTTGATAATGGCTTATACCCTACACGGGATAACTTAACTGATATCCCTTTTAAAGGATAAAGGTATTCAAGCCTGACACATCATGCGCTGTATCGTCGCCGTATTCCCGTATTAACAGAGACCGTAGCCCGACGGGGAACTCCTTCTGCGCGAGTGTGCGGGAATAATCAAAAACGATGCACACCGGGGTTACCGGGTACACATATTTCATCATGCCAGCGAGTCCGGTTCTGGCACGGAAGAAACCGGACGTTATGATTTAGTGCGGAAATATTTGTGTAGTGTTCTGAATGTTCTCAGTAAAGAGTAATGAATTATCAAAGGTATAGTAATACCTTTTGTTTTCGTGGATATTTGTAATCCATCTGAAAACCCCTGCTGTAGCAAGATTTTTCCTGTATTCGTAAAATGATAACTCTCCTGATTTGAATCCTTTTAATGTGGCTTCTATAAGGCATTTATTTTTTGAAAATCTTACATTTACAACCTTACCCTGTCCTTTTATTAAAACCGTATTATCGTTTTCAAGAACAAGATGAATATTCTCTGTGGCTAAATAGTAAATGTAATGTGAGACATTGTGACGTTTTAGTTCAGAATAAAACCAGTGATAGTTTAAATTATTTCGCACTTTATCGAATATTTGTTTAAAAATGGCAACCTGAGCCATTGTAGTACCTTCCATGTGATATGAGGGTACCTAGTCTGCACGATTATCTAAATTGCTTCAATCTGGTCTGACCTGCTTTCTGAGCAATTCAGTAATGTCACTCTTTTCTTTGTTTGCTTCAGGCGAAACTCTTTTTTCTGAGCACAGTCTTCGGCGGCAGGCTTCAATGACCCAGGCTGAGAAGTTCCCAGACCCTTTTTGATCAAGAGCGATGTTAATTTGTTCAATCATTTGGTTAGGAAAGCGGATGTTGCGGGTTGTTGTTCTGCGGGTTCTGTTCTTCGTTGACATGAGGTTGTCCCGTATTCAGTGTCGCTGATTTGTATTGTCTGAAGTTGTTTTTACGTTAAGTTGATGCAGATCAATTAATATGATACCTGCGTCATAATTGATTATTTGACGTGGTTTGATGGCGTAGATGCACGTTGTGACATGCAGATGATAATTATTATCATTTTGCGGGTCCTTTCCGGCGATCCGACAGGTTACGGGGCGGCGACCTCGCGGGTTTTTGCTATTTATGAAAATTTTCCGGTTTAAGGTGTTTCCGTTCTTCTTCGTCGTAACTTAATGTTTTTATTTAAAATACCCCCTGAAAAGAAAGGAAACGACAGGTGCTGAAAACGAGCTTTTGGGCCTTTGTCGTTTCCTTTCTCTGTTTTTGGCCGTGGAATGAACAATGGAAGTCAACAAAAAGCAGCTGGCTGACATTTTCGGTGCGAGTATCCGTACCATTCAGAACTGGCAGGAACAGGGAATGCCCGTTCTGCGAGGCGGTGGCAAGGGTAATGAGGTGCTTTATGACTCTGCCGCCGTCATAAAATGGTATGCCGAAATCTGGCGGATCCGGCGCGTGAGTTCACCATGATTCAGTCAGCACCGCTGATGCTGCTGGCTGACCCTGATGAGTTCGTGTCCGTACAACTGGCGTAATCATGGCCCTTCGGGGCCATTGTTTCTCTGTGGAGGAGTCCATGACGAAAGATGAACTGATTGCCCGTCTCCGCTCGCTGGGTGAACAACTGAACCGTGATGTCAGCCTGACGGGGACGAAAGAAGAACTGGCGCTCCGTGTGGCAGAGCTGGAAGAGGAGCTTGATGACACGGATGAAACTGCCGGTCAGGACACCCCTCTCAGCCGGGAAAATGTGCTGACCGGACATGAAAATGAGGTGGGATCAGCGCAGCCGGATACCGTGATTCTGGATACGTCTGAACTGGTCACGGTCGTGGCACTGGTGAAGCTGCATACTGATGCACTTCACGCCACGCGGGATGAACCTGTGGCATTTGTGCTGCCGGGAACGGCGTTTCGTGTCTCTGCCGGTGTGGCAGCCGAAATGACAGAGCGCGGCCTGGCCAGAATGCAATAACGGGAGGCGCTGTGGCTGATTTCGATAACCTGTTCGATGCTGCCATTGCCTGCGCCGATGAAACGATACGCGGGTACATGGGAACGTCAGCCACCATGACATCCGGTGAGCAGTCCGGTGCTGTGATACGTGGTGTTTTTGATGACCCTGAAAATATCAGCTATGCCGGACAGGGCGTGCGCGTTGAAGGCTCCAGCCCGTCCCTGTTTGTCCGGACTGATGATGTGCGGCAGCTGCGGCGCGGCGACACGCTGACCATCGGTGAGGAAAACTTCTGGATAGACCGGATTTCGCCGGATGATGGCGGAAGCTGTCATCTCTGGCTTGGGCGGGGCGTACCGCCTGCCGTTAACCGTCGCCGCTGAAAGGGGGATGTATGGCCATAAAAGGTCTTGAGCAGGCCGTTGAAAACCTCAGCCGTATCAGCAGAACGGCGGTGCCCGGTGCCGCCGCAATGGCCATTAACCGCGTTGCTTCATCCGCGATATCGCAGTCGGTGGTACAGGTTGCCCGTGAGACAAAGGTACGCCGGAAACTGGTAAAGGAAAGGGCCAGGCTGAAAAGGGCCACGGTCAAAAATCCGCAGGCCAGAATCAAGGTTAACCGGGGGGATTTGCCCGTAATAAAGCTGGGTAACGCGCGGGTTGTCCTGTCCCGACGCAGGCGTCGTAAAAAGGGGCAGCGTTCAGCCCTGAAAGGTGGCGGCAGTGTGCTTGTGGTGGGTAACCGTCGTATTCCCGGCGCGTTTATTCAGCAACTGAAAAACGGCCGGTGGCATGTTATGCAGCGTGTGGCCGGGAAAAACCGTTACCCCATTGATGTGGTGAAAATCCCGATGGCGGTGCCGCTGACCACGGCGTTTAAACAGAATATTGAACGGATACGGCGTGAACGTCTTCCGAAAGAGCTGGGCTATGCGCTGCAGCATCAACTGAGGATGGTAATAAAGCGATGAAACATACTGAACTCCGTGCAGCCGTACTGGATGCACTGGAGAAGCATGACACCGGGGCGACGTTTTTTGATGGTCGCCCCGCTGTTTTTGATGAGGCGGATTTTCCGGCAGTTGCCGTTTATCTCACCGGCGCTGAATACACGGGCGAAGAGCTGGACAGCGATACCTGGCAGGCGGAGCTGCATATCGAAGTTTTCCTGCCTGCTCAGGTGCCGGATTCAGAGCTGGATGCGTGGATGGAGTCCCGGATTTATCCGGTGATGAGCGATATCCCGGCACTGTCAGATTTGATCACCAGTATGGTGGCCAGCGGCTATGACTACCGGCGCGACGATGATGCGGGCCTGTGGAGTTCAGCCGATCTGACTTATGTCATTACCTATGAAATGTGAGGACGCTATGCCTGTACGGAAACATTGACTTTATCGAGATCTCGGCGCGCGGTCTGCCTTCTTCGCTTACTGCTGATAATGTATCTCGTTACCTGAGTATACGCCGTTTAGGGCCAACCGGGCTAATCAATAGCATGCAAATGCGTTACGGCCTGGTTAAA